ACAGTAGATATAGATGACGATGATTCGCACACTATTACTGGTGGAAGCACTACGGCTACTGATTCGATAACGATTACGCATTACTTTGATAAGAGGTATTCTATTGCAACTGGAACTGGTAATGTCACTGAGATATGGAGTGATTCATTACTTGCTGATTTCGATTTTATATGGATAGAATCGGATCAGACAGTTAAGCTACAGTTAATGTGTAATGAAAATTCTACGGGCGAAACGTCTTTTGTAGTAGAAATAATAGCGGGTATTCCTTTCTGTTTAGCTTCTGATTTTAGTAGAAATTCTGGAAGTAGTGGTGCTTCTGATGCGTGGGAGTTAACTGATTGGAATGACGATGTGATAGATCGTATAGAGTGTGTTAATACATCAGGCAGCACGGCTAATGTACGTGTCTTTGCTGCAACTTAGAAAAAAGAAAGGATAGAGACATGGCAAAAAAAGATAAACCAATCCCTCGTTATAGACAAGGAGCTTCAAGAAAGGCTGCGAGGGACGCTGCAAAGAAAGTTGATGATTTTAAAGATATGCCTGAAACTATGAGTGATGATGATGCTGTTCCTGCAGAGGATATTCCTAGACGCAAATCTTCACTTTCAGCTAGAGAAAAGAAATCTGAGAAAAAACCAACGTTAAGTGCCACTAGAAAAGCTAAAGCACGAAAAGAAAAAGCAAGAAAAACTGATGCACAACGTTCTACGCAAATGGCTCCTAAAGGGCGTACTAAAGCTGATGCACAACGTAAAACACAACAAGCTCCTAAAGGGCTTACTAAAGCTGATGCACAACGTGAAACACAACAAGCTCCTAAAGGGCTTACTAAAGCTGATGCACAACGTGAAACACAACAAGCAGGAAGATTTAAAAAAGCTGAACGTGAACCAGTAGATAAATTCACTAAATTAAAATCTCACAAAGTAAAAAGTGGAGACACGTTATCTGCAATAGCTAAACGCAACGGTACTACAGTAGCTGCACTTATGAAAGCTAACCCTAGTATCAAAAATGCTAATATGATACGTGTAGGACAATCTGTAAAAATCCCTGAAATAAAGAAAACAGAAAAGAATGTCTATAAGGGAACAGATACAAAAAAACTTGCTGCTGATACTAAAAAACGTAAAAGTAAACGCGATCTTAAAAAAGTATCAGACCCTTCTTTTGGTGTTGCTAAACTTCAAGGTGATCCATCAGTAGATGCTTTTAAAAAGCTAGAGCCTTTAAATTTAGGGCGAAAACCAAAAAAAGATACTCGTCCGTTGCATGGTGCATCACAGAAAAGAGAAGAGTATGAAGATGCAGCAAGTGGTGGTATGATTGGTTCAGCCGATATGTCAGCTAAAAATACTTCTACACCAAAGAAAAAAAAGATACCTCAGTATTATATGGGCGGTGGACCAATCAAGAAAGGTAAAAAGTACGCTAACGGTGGACGAGTAGCTAAGTATAGAGGATAACTATGGCAAATTACTTACAACTTACTAATCGTGTACTTAACGAGTTGAACGAAGTAGAACTGACTTCATCTAACTTTGGATCGTCAAGAGGCGTACAAACAATGGTGAAGAATGTCGTCAATAAGTCAATCCACGACATATATAATGCTGAAGTAGAGTGGGCTTACCTATATAAAAGTAAAGAACAATCAACTACTGCTGGTAAAAGATTGTACGCTTATCCTTCTGACGCACGAAAGCTTAACTTTAACTCATTTGTTTTAACACCACAAAATCTTATCACCAATGGAGACTTCACAAATAACTTGAGTGATTGGACTAGTATATTAGGAAATACATTTCATACTAAAGCAAGAGGAGATGGAGCCGTACGATTGTCTCCACTTACAGCTACTGCAGATGTAAATTCAGACCCTCACGACCAAACTAATGATTCTGATACTGTAGTAGTAGATAATGTATCAGGAAATATTGTTGTTAATCAATTTGTACAAGGCACTGGAATAGATGGAGTTACAAGAGTTTCAGAGATAGATGGCACTACTCTTACATTATCTTCTAATCAAACATTAACTAATAATATTCAGTTAACTTTTGTAGGAGCAGAAATTACACAAGCTATAAATACTGTAATCAATAAAGAGTATATTGTACGTACGAGAACATTTGGAGGAGATATTTCATTAAAAGTAGGCACATCATCAGGTGGTGCAGAAATATCTAATACAACATTAAGTATTGACAACATAGGTGATGGAGAGTATAATACTACTAAGTTTACTGCTACAGCTTCAACAACGTATATTACTTTATCTAATTCTTCTACAGCAAGTTATGACGTAGAAAAGATAGAAGTAACAGAGAACATACAACCTCAACGTCTGACTTTCCTATCATATAACGAGTGGCTTGATGCTCACAGTGAGTCAGATTTAAACACCACTATGTCTAGTCAATTCGGTATTCCTAGATTTGTGTACCGTACACAAGACAACGCTAACTTTGGTTTAAGTCCTATACCTGATAAGAGTACGTACACTGTATCCTTTGACTACTACAAGACGCACACTGATCTATCAGCCTACAACGATCAGCCCACGTTGCCTGACAGGTTCCACGATATCATTGTTAATCGTGCTAAGTACTACGCTTACATGATGAGAGCTAACATGGCTGGCGCACAACTAGCAGAAAAAGACTACATAGAAGGTGTAAAGCGTATGCGTGTAGAATTAATCAACCATCAAAACTACTTCTATCCTTCAGGTATAACAGGAATGTCTCGTAACTTTGTAGGAGTTAACACCTAACATGGCAGATATTACCGCACCAGAATATATCTCACCATATGTAGTTACAACGTCAGGTGGGTTAGTACTGGACAGGGATGTGTATACTATGCCTGTTGGTGCAGCTTCTATCTTGCAAAACTTTGAGCCTTCTGTTAAAGGTGGATATCGTAGGCTAAGTGGTACAACTAAATATTCTTCTTCACAAGTAGGTAGCTCATCTAATACTATTCTTGGTGTAGCTATATTTAATAACGGTGTAGTTGCAGCGCAAGGAACCAGTGTATACTTTGGTACAGGAGGTACGTGGAGTGATCCTGCAATAGATACTGGTAGAACCAGTGCAGGGCGTTATCGTTTTGAAAAGTACAACTTCAGTACTAATGAAGAAAGACTAATATACGCTGACGGTGCTAACTATGCAAGTGTGTACAATGGTACTACTGTTATGGACATTAAAGGTGCTACTACTATTTCTACTACAGGAACTGCTTCTAGTGGTTCTTCATCTCTTACAGTAGGTAGTGCAGCAGGAATTATGGCTGGAATGTATATAGCTGGTACTAATATAGGTTCTGGTGCTAAAGTTTCTTCTATTTCTGGAACTACTGTTACAATGTCTGCAGACACTACGGGTGCAATAAGTGGTGGTGCAGTTACATTTGCAGGTCTTGGTACAGCACCTACTAATCCTAGCATGGTTACAGCTTTTAAGAACCATATGTTTTACGCTGGTATGAGTGCAGAACCAAACACAATCATATTCTCTGCCATTGGTGATGAAAACGACTTTACAACAAGTAACGGTGCAGGTTCACTTAACGTAGATAGTACTATTGTTGCTCTTAAATCTTTCCGTGGTGAACTGATTATATTCTGTGAAGACCGTATCTACAAATTAGCTGGAGCAAGTAGGACTGACTTTGCCATAGCTCCTATTTCGCGTAACGTTGGTTGTTCAGATGCGTACAGTATTCAGGAAATAGGTGGTGACGTTATCTTTCTTGCACCTGACGGTCTACGTACTATTGCTGGTACGGCACGTATCGGTGACGTTGAACTAGGCACAGTATCCAAACAGATACAAGACCGTATAGGTGACATAGGTTTTAATAATATATCTTCAGTAGTTATAAGAGATAAAAGCCAATACAGATTATTTTATCCTACTACTGGTGGTACAGAGTCATCGTCCAAAGGTATTATAGGTGTACTTAAATCCAATCCATCAGGACAAGTAGGTTGGGAGTACAGTGATATAAGGGGTATAAAACCTGCTTGTTGTGACTCAGGATTTGTATCTGGAGTAGAAAAAATCATACACGGTGGATTTGATGGATATGTGTATTTACAAGAGTCAGGAAACACATTTGCTGGTACAGCTATGAAGGCTATATACCGTTCACCCGACCTAACGATGGGTGACGCTGGTATACGGAAAAATATGCAACGTATTAACGTTAACTACGATCCTGAAGGTGAAGTAGACGTAAGTTTATTTGTTAAATACGACTTTGAGGATACTGGAACACCGCAACCTAGTTCGTACAATCTGACTACTGCTGATACTGCAGCAGTATATGATAACTCTAGTACATTATACGGTTCAGCGGTGTACGATGCAGAAGGTATGCCTATTGTACGACAATCTGTAGAAGGCAGTGGTTTTACTGTAGTTGTAAGATTAGAGGATTCAAGTAGTAATCCACCGATAACATTAAAAGGTTTTGAATTAGAATTTACACCGGGAGCGAGGATGTAACATGGCAGGATACGGATCAAGAGCTAATAGTGATACTTTTACATCAGGTGACACTATTAAGGCAGCACACTTAAATGATGAATTTGATGCTCTTTTAACAGCATTTGGTACATCAGGACACACGCACGATGGAACATCAGGTAACGGTGGTAACGTAACAGCTTTACGTGGTCATGCCTTAACATTCGGTTTAGGTACGGCTGGAACAGATGTTGTAGTAACTTTTGACGGTGAAACAAATGATGGGGTGCTGTCATGGATGGAAGACGAAGACTACTTCAAATTTAGCGATGATGTA